TACGGCGGACTGCCCGGTCGCAGCCGCTGAAAATGCAGAGAAAAAGCTATATGCAATTCAGTTCCATCCGGAAGTACTTCATACAGTTCGAGGAAAAGAAATGCTCTACAATTTTGTACGCGGTGTATGTGCATGTTCTGGTGATTGGAAGATGGATGCTTTTGTAGAAAATGCGGTTGCAGATATTAGAGAAAAAGTAGGAGACGGTAAAGTTCTGCTGGCTCTGTCCGGTGGAGTGGATTCTTCCGTAGCAGCAGGTCTGCTTTCCAGAGCCATCGGAAAACAGCTTACATGTGTGTTCGTCGACCATGGACTTCTTCGCAAAAATGAGGGGGATGAAGTAGAAGCGGTATTCGGACCAAAAGGAAACTTTGATTTGAACTTTATTCGTGTCAACGCACAGGAAAGATATTACAGCAAACTAGCCGGCGTGACAGAACCGGAACAAAAACGCAAAATTATCGGTGAAGAATTCATCCGTGTATTTGAAGAAGAAGCAAAGAAAATTGGAGCTGTTGATTTCCTTGCCCAGGGAACCATTTATCCGGACATTGTAGAGAGTGGTCTCGGTGGAGAGTCCGCAGTAATCAAATCTCATCACAATGTAGGGGGACTTCCGGACTACGTTGATTTCAAGGAAATCATCGAACCGCTCCGGGATCTTTTTAAGGATGAGGTTCGAAAAGTCGGATTGGAGCTTGGTATTCCGGAAGATCTGGTATTCCGTCAGCCATTCCCGGGACCAGGACTTGGTATCCGGATCATTGGCGAAGTAACTGCGGAGAAAGTGCAGATTGTGCAGGATGCAGATGCAATTTACCGGGAGGAGATCGCGAAAGCTGGACTGGACAGGGACATCAATCAGTACTTTGCGGCGTTGACAAATATGCGTTCCGTAGGAGTTATGGGAGATGAGAGAACTTATGACTATGCGGTGGCGCTTAGAGCAGTGAAGACTATTGATTTTATGACAGCCGAGGCAGCTGATATTCCGTTCGAAGTACTGCAGAAAGTAATGAGCAGGATCATCAATGAGGTAAAGGGAGTCAATCGAGTATTCTATGATCTGACGAGCAAACCACCAGGGACGATTGAGTTCGAATAATTAGCAAATCCCGAGAACCCTTGAAAATAAAGGGCTCCCGGGATTTTTTGTTTCTCCGTGATGTTAAAGTGATGTTCAAATCACTATTTTACACCTATTCCATATATTTTTTCGTACTTTGGAATGGTATTTTCGACAATGAATTTATCAAGATTTTTTATGCTTCCCTGCGACAACTCACATGAGGTTATGGCATCAGAGAATAATGCCAGTATGAAATCCTTCAGTGATTCGGCCGGCCGGAATGATGAGATCGTTTGTATGATGGAATCTCCGAAAGCGATTAGGTCAAGATATGTTTCCATCTTATATCCATAAACGATTTCTGATTCGATATCTATGCCATACTTTGCGAAAATGTTCTTATTGTTTTTTCGGATATGTGCATTTCCTTCTTGTGCAGCTACAGACAATACGCTCTGACTGATCCGGCCGAGTGGAGAACCAGGTACCATATCAAACGATATGTCATTCTCTTCATATTCAGGATCATCTGGAGGAATGTTTTCCTTCTGTATAAGGTCCTCTATCCGTTCCGCTAACTCTCGATCAGTGCCCGGATACAGGTGGGAATAAGTATCCCATGTTGTCTTGATAGAATCATGGCCGAGCCTGCGAGAGATTTCTTCAATCGCAAAACCCATATTAACCAGCATGGCCACATGGCTGTGCCGCAGATCATGTACCCTTATTTCCTTGTCTCCCGATCTCTTGATCATTCTTTTGAATTCACTGTAGAGCCCACCCTTTTTGAAATAAAATATACGCTCTTCCGGATCCAGACTCATGCTGTCTATAAACTCCAATACTTCCTCATGAAGGGAATCCGGTATTGTAATCTGTCTTATACTGCGCTTTGTTTTTGGCGTCAGAAAATACTCTACCCCGTCAACTACCGCATAGTTCTTATTCACATCGACGCTTGCAATGTCTCTCGGGAAATCTTCCGGTGTTAGTGCAAGCAGCTCTCCCTCGCGCATTCCACTATAAAATAGAATCTTGAAAGCAACGATATATGAGGTCTTCTGTTCGAACTGCATAGCATGTTCAAATTCTTCTTTGGTCCAGAAGTTCATTTCGGATGCACGGCTTTCCCCTATGGTTCCGGCCACATAACATGGGTTGATTCCCAACTTATAGTATTTTACTGCATAGTTGAATATGGCTGATAGCTGCGAGTTTATTGTATGAAGATAAGTCTCGGCATAAGGCTCTCCTTTCTCGTTCCGGTAGTTTATCAGACCATTTTGCCATCTTCTTACAAGGTCTGCATCGATATCGCAGATCTGCATTTGGCCGAAAAAAGGAAGTATTTTTGTTTCGATGAGGTACCTTTTGCCCTTCAATGTAGTTGGCTTTAGTCTGGACTCCATATCTTCTATATAGTTTGCGGTCATTGATGCAAATAATATAGTTGGACTCTTGGAGTATTTATCCAAGAACATACGCTCATACTCTTTTGCAGCTCCTTTCGTGTCAAATCCACGTTTGCATTTATGCTTTCGCTCTCCGAGCCAATCTTTATAGTAAAAGTTTGCGTACCATTTTGTCTTACCATCTTTGGTCTGATATTTATATGCGGGCATAATCAATCTCCTTGTCGCATAAGATTTGACAAATGGCCCCATGTTTTATATAATGTACTTAACAAGGGAACCGTTGGCCAGTGCACACCTGGCCGCCGGTAAAATATGTAACTATAAAAAATAGCGCCTTACTTTACCAGAGCAGGGGCGCTATTTTTTGTGCCTAAGAATTGTTACAACAAGGGTTATAACAGCACAAAGCATGATGACAAAAGTAAACAAGTCACTGTATGTAACCATAAGCACCAGCCTCCTTTCTTGCGTCCGGCGGCTGCATAGCACCTCAACGGTTCCCCGGTTAAGTACATTATATTTTCATGAAAGTTATCTGTCTTTAAAGTCTTCCAATGCTCCCATCAACAAACGCCGTCCGGATTTCGACATTGTCCTATAATATAGGATGATGTCCTCTTCATCTTCAGAAGATACAATCGTTGGGTATGGAATGGTCCCGATCAGGAAGTCCATGGAAGTATTTAGGAATCTTGAAATCCTGGCCAAGGTTCCGATGTTCGGTGTAATTGATCCGTTCAAAATATCTTCCGCCTCCTCTGGCGTAACCTCAACCGCATCGGCGAATGTCTCCGTCGAGATACCGGCCTGAGTGAGCAGATCTGAAACGCGAGTTCCGATATATGGCATTGTCGTATCCGGATCCAATGCAAGCCATTGGGATTTTGATTTTCCTAATAAATAATCTGAAGGAACATGGAAGTATTCCGATATCTTTTTTAATACATCGGCAGAGGGATTAGTGTATCCCCTTTCTATATTTGAAATTACCTGCCCCGAACAACCGGCATAATCTCCCAGCTGCAACTGGGTAATGCCTGACTCCATGCGGAGCACTTTTATTTTTTCTCCAACTTTACTCATATCGGTGGCCTTAATTCAGCGCATTGTTCAAATATGGAACAATTTCTTTTATATCTTGAAGATTTACCATTGAAGTATTCTGTGAAAATGATCCATCAGCAGCTTTAATAAATTGAAAAGAAATCATATCCAATCCGGTTTCTTCCTCCAAGACAATGATTGTAACAGAATCATATGGTAGCTGTTCTGGAGATTCTCGATAATAAGTGCCATATAATGAGAGAGCAGCATTGATATCGCTCCATAAAGCTTCTATGGATTTCTCTGACAAAGTATATCCTGAATTTAACGAAACATATAAGTCATTATCCATAATAGTGCAATTGGCATTATCTCCGAAAGATTCGGAAACCCAAGCCTTTGCACCAGCTTGATCTATTCCTTCCTGTGCTTTCTCCTTTTTTAAGTCGGTTAATTCTTTTTGAACGCTCTCCAATTCTTTTACTTTAGCATCATAATCTTCTTGAGAAACAGATGACGAACATCCTGTTAGAAGAACTGTTGAAATAAATAATGCAACTAATAATTTTTTCATGTCATTTCATTCCTTTCTCCCCCTCCGGTACCACTCGAAGGGGATTATTTTGCTTCTTTTAATTCCTCATCATATTCGTGATTTAATCTTTTGAGATATCCTCTCAATTCTCCTTTAAATTCTAATTGAGCATCACGGGGGAGCTTATGGATCAGTGAAAGCCATTCAGCATCTTCTGACGAATATATTGATTTGGAAGTTTCAGATCCAATCAATAGGTAGTCTGTACTCACTTTGAAGTATGATGCGATTTTTATAATTGCATCAGTAGACGGCTTTTGAATTCCTTTTCTCCATTTCCCGATTATTCCATTTCCTAGATCTAACTCCTTGCACATAGCGGAATCGCTAAGTCCTGACGAGTCGATTAGGCACAAAATGCGTTCGATCATAAAAACTCCTTAGATAAATCGCTAAAAAACTATTGACATTTAGCGAAAACGCTATTATTATTAAAACTGTAATAACCAAATGTCTAAAACATTTTTTAAAAAGAGTGACGGCAATCACCCAAAGTAGAACTGAATAATTAGTCCGCTTCGGATAAGAGAGCCTTGTTATTTTCTTCGATCATAACAGCGACAGCTCTGATAACAGCTTCCGCAGAAGCCTGTAAAATCGAAGCATTGTTAAATGATACACCACTGTTTTCGATATCGGATAGGATTTTACGGTTGGCACTTGAAAATTCTGATAACCCGATACGTTGCAACTGCTCCGACCATGAGGATTGATTATTCATGTAAGTTACTCCTTTCTGTGTTTGTTAACGTATACCGTTATTCTAATGCAATATCAAACAAATGTAAACAACAAATGTTTATAAGCCAATGGGAGGTGAAATTGTGAAACGAACTTTGCCAACGTGGTGTAAAGAGGTTAAGAAGTCGATGATTGACGATGATCTTAATGTTACGGAACTCGCGGAACGCGTAGGGCTAAGCAGAAACTACGTGTCCGGAGTAGTAAATGGGCGTGTATACGCACCGGAAATTGCGAAGATAATCAGCAAAGATCGTAACATCACGGTTCCTTATACGGAAAATATTATTTGATTATATTGTATCTGACAGAGGAGGACAGGTAAATGGGAAAGCATATAACAAAAGCAGCCGGAAACGTCTTTGCTGAAGCACGATATCGCGCGGCTGCGTTCAATGACCGCCTTTTTAGTAGAGAAGGGGCATCAGAAGAACTTGGGATAGACCGAAGCCGACTGGCCAGAATTGAGCTTGGAAGTAAAAATCCGTTTCCGGATGAAGTACTTATGATGTCGGATATTTACAGTGCGCCAGAACTGAAACTTTATTACTGCAAACATATGTGCCCGCTTGGAAAAGACTTTCCGGATATAAAACCGGAAGGGCTGGATCGGATAAGTATCAAGGCGCTGTCATCTTTTCGGAAAATATCGGCGGCAAAAGAGCTGCTTTTGGATATTACTGAAGATGGAATTATCACAGAGGATGAAAAGGGCGATCTGAATAAGGTAATTCAAACGCTTGATGAGGTAAGTGAAATAGCGCAGAGTTTAAGGATGTGGGCTGAGAAGAACTTGGAATAAAGGAGGGAGCGGCATGTCAAGCGGAGTTTTAAAAGAAATAACAGCGGAGGATAGGTCGTACTATATGGCAAGCGACATTATGACATTACTCGGCATAAGCAAGTCCAAAGCATACGATGTGATCCGCACGATGAGAAAGGAATGTATTGATGCAGGAAAGCTTACAAAAGCATACCCAGCAGGGCGCATTCCAAAAAAGTATTTCGATGAATATTGCATGATTAACTGAGGAGGTAAGAAGAAAAGTGTACGGTTACATTTGTCCTGACTGCGGTTGCCAACTCGATCCGGGAGAAAAATGCGACTGCAGAGAGGAAAGGGAGCTCGAAAGAGAAAAAGAAACAAAGTTATTAAAGATGCTGAAAGTAGAGAAAAGCGGTCAAATGAAGATTAAATTTGAGGAGGTTGTATGAAATATTTAAGACTTTACGATTTAAAGAACGAAAAGGTAACGATAATTCCGTATCCGAAACATCCATTGAGCAATCCTAATAAAAAAGGAGACCGGATAAAGAAACGAAAGATGAATAGATGTGTACTCCGGTTCGTAAAACAAGCGGCTTTTGCGGCGGCAGAAATTACAGTATCGCTGGCATTAGGACTCATTTTTCTTCACTTTGTTTCTGAAAAACTAAGAGAAATCAGAGGATATGACGCTGTTGGAAGTGAGTACTTCGCAGCGGCGTTTATCGCAATTTTCGTATTCCTGATTTTAGAAAGAGTTAGGGAGTGGTTATGGACAAGAAAATGATTGAAGAGGTAATGAAACTAGAGATACCAACAGAACTTTATGAAAAAGCGCTTGGTGTGGCAAACAGAAAGCTTCAATCAATAATTCAGCGTTTTGGCGATTGCGACGGCGTTAGACGGACACCGGGCTATCTGGCCGAATTAGTGATTGAAGCTATCAAGTCAGAACTTTTAACAGAATATACGCTGACGCTGACTTTCGCCAATCAAGAGCATACGTTTTATTAAAAGCAATTTCATTTTAGCATGAGAAAGAGAGGAAATCAATATGAAAGATGTTATGGCATCATTGCCGGAAGTAATAAAAGAGTACAAAGGCTATATCCTGTTAATCCCAACCGCAACAGACGTTCAACTCAACCCGTTCTATAAATTCCATGTAGAAGAAGTGGCAGTGGATCTGAGCGAAACAAGCGGAGATATTTTCAAGGTTGGTTCCGTTGACACTGGCAGAAAAGATGACAGAGGGAACAAGATTTATGCGGATGCTTTTTCATTGTCGAAGCCACTTCTTAATAAGATGGCTATGGCGGCGGGCATCCAGTTTAACCCTGAGCAGACGTACGGGGAACGGATTAACCGGGTAACGTACCGGGCACATGCGCAGGGCGCGATGCGAAAAGCGGACGGGACATGCCGGACGGAGACAGACCAGAAAGAAATCTGCCTTGAAGATGAGGAAGAAAAGTATAGGATTGAATTTTCTGATAAAGCCGTAAGAGGCATCACTGATGAAAAGCAGGCCAAAGCTGCGGCAGAAATCTTCAAGGGAACATGGACTAAAGCAAAGAATAAGTGGGGGAAAACAGTTGATGCGTATGTGATTGACGAAGCGGATCGGGATAAATATATTGAGCGGTCGGTTATGGTAAATATGGCGCTACTAAAGAAAACGTGGGCGGAAAAGGCAATTACTGGAGCAAAACTTAGGGTAATCCGAGCTCTACTCGGTGTGAAAGGAACATACACAAAAGAGGAATTGAAAAAGAATTTCGCAATTCCCACAGTGGTTTTTTCTCCAGATTATTCGGATCCGGCGGTACGTCAGGCAATGCTCGCGCAGGGAATCAGCTCTGTGAACAATATGTTTGGCGCAGCGGCACTGCCGGTTAGAAAAGTTGAATTTGACAGCGAAGAAACTTTCGATGCAGAAGCGTTTGCAAATAATCCGGCATTCCAGAGTGATGCTCCGGATGATGATATTCCGGATATCCCGGAAGAAATTCCGAATGTACCGGATACGAAAGAACCGCCGGCTCCGCAGGAGAATGAAGGATATTCCTGCGACGGATGTGGGGCTGTAATCACTGAGAAAGTATACGAATACTCGCTGAATAAATACGGGCGCCCATTGTGCGTCAAATGCCAGAGAGGAGGCGTACGGTGAGCAAACCAAATAATTTAACCGGACAGCGCTTCGGAAGACTTGTTGTCATTCGGCGTGTGCAGAACAACGAAAAAGGAAATACCGTGTGGCGTTGCCGATGTGATTGTGGGAAAGAAGTGGATATTGTTGGTTATTCGTTGAAAAGCGGGAAAAGTAAAAGCTGCGGATGTCTTCATTCAGAGGTTGTTGCAGAAACCAATAAAAGAGCGAAGACTACGCATAAAGAGAAGAAAACTAGGCTTTACAGTATTTGGAAAGGAATCAAGTACAGATGCTTTAATTCCAATTCAAAAGATTTTCCACATTACGGGGGAAGAGGAATAACCATGTGCGATGAATGGCGTAATGATTTCTTGAAATTTAAGGATTGGGCTATTAATCACGGATATTCTGATGACTTGACTATAGACCGTATAGACAATGATGGCAATTATGATCCGGAAAATTGTCGATGGGCAACGGCTTCTGAACAAAATAAAAATCGAAGACATTACAGATGGAGGAAAAATCTATGAAAATTTTACAAACTGCAGATTGGCACATTGGAAAGTTTAAGGGTCCTATTGAGGATGGGATTAATTTAAGATCTTTGGACACAATTAACTGCTTAAAATACATGGTATCTATAGCAAAAGATGAGCGTCCAGACCTCGTTTGCATCAGTGGGGACATATTCCATCAGGAACAAGTTGGACCGGAAAGATATTCAGATGAAATGTTGGTGGCAGTTGATATTATTGAAGGACTTTCAGAAAGCAGTAAATTTGTAGTTGTTATGAGAGGAACTCCTAATCACGATGGGAAAAATCAGTTCCGGGTGCTGACGAAGATGCTTGAAAAGAATAAGAAAGTTGCAGTGATTACCACGCCGCAGGTTATCTCGACTCCGATCGCGGATGTGGCGTGCATTCCGGGATTTGATAAGCAGGAGTTCAGGGCGAGGTTTCCAGGGCTGTCTTCCGAAGAGGAAAATACGACGTGGACACAGTATATCAGCGATATGGTTATGGGGCTGAGGGCTCAGTGTTCGCAGAACCGGGAGAAACCATCTATCCTCATGGCGCACTATACAGTTCCTGGCTGCAATATGGAATCCGGACAGACGTCTTTCTTTTCAAATTTTGAGCCGGTCATTCCAAGGGAATCCATCCAGACAGCGGACTATTCGGCGGTGCTTCTGGGGCATATACACAGGCCGCAAATGCTGGAAGGCTTAGAAAATGTGTTTTATTCCGGTGCAATAAATGCCATGAACTTTAATGATGAAGGACAGTCCCGGGGGTTTTGGGTGCATGAATTTGATGGAGACAAGATGAAATCCGGGCAACGATATGACACTCCGTACAGAAAATTTCAGACCATTACATGGACCAAAGAGGATGTTGAGAACTATCTTGAGCAAGGAAGAGAATTCCTTTTTGCTGAGGGTTATCCATTCACTGTGGCAGATAAGATTGTAAGGATTAAGTATAGCTGTACATCGGATCAGAAAAAGGCACTCAACATACCAGTCCTGCAATCAGACCTTTATGAGATAGGGGCTTTCTATGTGGCGGATATAGAAGCGGAAAGCATGATTGATGTGACGAACCGAGGGCTTTTATCTGAAGAAAGCGATCCTCTATTGAACTTAAAAAAATGGCTTTCCGAGAAATGTGTCAAAAATCCTGATAAGGTTGTTGAGCTTGCAGAACCAATCATAGCTGCCGTAGGAAAATCAGAGACGACTTCAGAAAATCATGGTGTCCTTCGCCCAGTCTCAATATCCGTTAAGAATTACCGGAATTACAAAGAAGAAAACTTTGATTTTACAGATATCTCTTTTTGCTCAATCAATGGTGTAAACGGAGCTGGAAAGAGTAGCCTCTTTATGGATGCGATTGCAGATTGCTTGTTCGAGGAAACTAGAGAAGGAGACAATAAGGCATGGATCCGGGGAACGGAAGATGCGAGGAGTGGAACAATAGAATTTGTGTTCGATATTGGGGAGAAACGGTTCCGTGTTGTAAGGACAAGAACGAAATCCGGTAGGGCAACGCTAAATATTTCTCAGAAGGATGGCGAGGAGTGGCTGAATCTGTCAGCGGAACGGATTAAAGATACACAGTCAGAAATAGAAAAAATCCTTGGAATGGACTCGATGACATTTCGTAGCTGCGCTCTAATTATGCAGGACCAGTATGGTTTGTTCTTACAGGCAAAGAAAGAGGAACGTATGACTATTCTTGGGAATCTTCTGGGGCTTTCAGTTTATGGACTGATGGAGCAGGAGACAAAGAAACTTTTGGCAGATACACGTCGAAGCCTATTATCGAAAAAAGAGGCCGTGAAAGTAAAGACGGAATTTATTGAGGAAAAAGGGGATCCGGATGACGAATTTGAGAAGCTTGAAAAGGAAAATTCGGAGCTGGCGCAAATCCGGCAGATGACAGATCAAGACATCGAAGTATGCAGAAAACAGATTGCTGACTATAAAGCGGGTCAGGAGAAGAGCGATGAATTATTGCGTGTAATCGACGCTGTAAACAAAGAACTTCTTTTGATACGCTCCGATAAGGTTTCGGCAGAGGAAGAAAGGGAAACATGTGATGCTTTCTTGAAAAATTCAGAAATGATTCTGGATAAAGCAAGAGAGTATGAGATGGCGGAGGAAACCGTAAGGGCTTTCGCTTCTGATGTTATGGAATATGAGTCGTGTAAGAGGGCGCTGGAAGAAAAAAATAGCCAGATTCAGCGGTATGAAAATATAATCAGTACTACCAAGATGCAGAATAAAGCGATCAATGAGCAACTTTCCGCAATCAGCAGTGAGGATGAAGAGTTGATTTTGCGAAAGCTTTCCGAGCTTGAAGAAAAACGAAAAGAGCTTGTGGGTGTCCACGAGAAAAAAGACCGGTGTGCGGCAGTATATGCGGAAGTAAATAAAAGACATACAGAGATTACAGAAAAGGTGCATAACTTGTCCACACAGATGAAACTCGCAGAGGCGGATCTTGAAGCATACAAGAAACAGCAGGAATTTATAAATAATTCCGGGTGTTCTGATATTGAAAATGCAACATGTCGTTTCCTTGAAAAAGCTCGAGAAGATGTGGCGAAAATTGAGCAAACGGAGGAAAAAATATCATCCATAAACGGCAGAATCCAGGCTGCAAAAGAGGAATATGCCTTATATGCTTCTGAGAAGAAAAAGGAGATTGCCGACATCGGATATTCTGAGGAGCAGGAAAAAGGAATTCTGGATGAAATCGCTGATTTGGAGACTTACCAGAAACGGAAAGAGGAAATGGACAGTAGAAAAGCGCTTAGAGCCCGTTTAGAGGGGGAAATGGCTTCCAACGATAAAACAATAGGTTCATGTATAGAAAACGTTTCTACGGTCAAATTAGAAAGCGAGAGAATAACGGAAAGCGTTTTAAGACTAACTGAAACAGTTGAAAAATATCAGAAAGCGAAATGTGTGGCAGATGAACTCAGAGTGTATTCAGAACAGAAAGCAAATATTCCTGTTTATGTGGAGAGAAAGAAGCATGTGGAAGAAAAGTTGAAAGATTTTGAAGAGCGGGAGCAGCGAAAAAAAGAAGAATGGTCCAAGTTGTGTGAGGAACATTCCTGCTTACGGGAAGAACTGATTGGGATTCCGGCAGGAAAGGAAGAAAAGCTTTCCGAATTGGAAAGAAGACTGAGCTGGAGGAAAAGGTATCTTCTTTGCAGGTAAGAAAAGGTGTATTGCTTCAGCGGAGAGAAGACACCAGAAAAGCCAAGGAGGAAATCAAACAGCTCAAAGCGGATATTTCCCGGGAAGCGGAGACAGCGGCTCGATATGAAGTGCTAAAGCAGGCGTTTTCTCAAGATGGAGTTCCACACCAGATTGTCCGAAATATCATTCCGCATATCACGAATACTGCGAATAATATTCTCGGTCAGATGACTGGTGGAACCATGGGAGTTGAATTTGTGATGGAACGAACTGTTAAAGGCAAGGATGGCGATAAAGCCACTCTGGATGTACTCATAGACGAATACGGGAAGACAACCCTGCCTTACGCTTCAAAGAGCGGTGGGGAGAAAGTGAAGGCTTCACTGGCTGTAATCCTTGCTCTTTCGGAGATCAAGGCGACGGCGGCGGGGATCCAGCTCGGAATGTTGTTCATAGACGAAGCACCCTTCCTTGACAGTGATGGAACAGAGGCGTACGTGGATGCTCTTGAAGCAATTCAAGCGAGATATCCTGATGTAAAAATTATGGCAATTACCCACGATCCGGAATTTAAAGCCAGATTCGAACAGTCTGTTACTATCACCAAAGATGAAAATGGAAGCCATGTACAGTGGGGGTGATTTGGCAAATGAAGTGGAACGAAATGCTTGGAAAAAAGTATGGGAAACTCACTGTAATCGGAGATGCAGGAAGAACGGAATATTACCGGAGAAAGTTGCTCTGCAAGTGTGAATGCGGAAATGAAACTGTAGTATTCGCAGACAATTTAAGACGGGGACATACAACAAGCTGTGGATGCGTGAAAAATAAAATTGTTTCCAATGGAGCACATACTGTTCATGGAAAGCGATACACACGAATTTACGATATATGGAGAAGCATGCGACAAAGATGCAATAACCCTAATAAATCAAATTACGAACGGTATGGGGGAAGAGGCATATCCGTTTGTGATGAATGGAATAAGGACTTCAACTCATTCTATGCCTGGGCGATGGCTCATGGATACAGAGAAGATCTGACTTTAGACAGGATTGATAATGATGGGAATTACACGCCTGAAAATTGCAGATGGGCCACACCAAAAGAACAGGCAAATAACCGTAGAAGTCCAAGGAGGAAGTAAATGGGAAAACGATACTATTGGTTAAAGCTGCCGGAGGGATTCT